ACAGGGCAACCGATTCTCGTCCCGCGCGTCGAAGTCGCGGGCGAAACTCTAAATCTTCTTCGCCTCGTTCGCCGCCGTCTGCACCTGCTCGGCGGCATCGGGCCACCACGCGACGATGCGGGCGACGGTGTCGGCGTGCTTGGCAACGGTGGCGTCGACGTCGTCGGCGCCAGCGATGTCGGCGAGGATGGTAGCCAACGTCTTCGCAGCCCGGGCGCGCTTCTCGTCGTCGGTCGGCCCCTTCTTCGCCGGTGGCTCCTTCGCCGTCGCCGCCAACACCTGGACCGTGTAGGGCTTGCGGGACTGCTTCGACGCCGTGAGCGACATCGTCACGGGGCGTTCAATCGTCGATAGATGCGAGATGCGAATCCCACCGACGGCGGCCCCACCAAACACCACGCTGTCGTCGCGGAACAGGGTCATGGAGCGCCCGGCGTAGTTCGCCCCGTCGCGCCCCCAGCAGTGCACGAGCACGCGGCGCATGGACTTGCAGGGCAGGTATGGCTTGTTCCCATCGCCTTCGAAGTGGATGGCGATTGGCTGGTCACCCTGCCCCGTCGACGCGCGCACCTTCACTCCGGTGACGACGATTGTGCGCGGGCCGGTGATGAGGTCGTCGGCGTTGAGCTGGTCTGATTTGGGGGCGATGGTGGCCCCGAGGTCGATGCTGGTCATGGTCTCTCCTGGTCGTGGTCAATCTCTCGGGTCGGTCAGCAGACGATGGTGTCATCCCTCCGCTCGGTGGGGATGAGACGGAAATCGGGGTTGCCCATCCGCTCGACAATCCTCTCATATTCCTCGTCGAGGCGGGCGTGGAATTTCGTCGCAGCGGCGATGATTGCAGCCTGCACCTCCTCGTCAGGGAAGACGCGCAGGGTGAACATCGGGAGGCCAGCGCTGAACGAGACGAAATCGCACCACTGCCGCTCAGACACGAGGAGGCCGGTCTGCACCTGCAACAGGAAATCGTCCGGCATCTTGGCGTCGAGGATGGTCTGCACCTGCAGACGCTGAATCCGGCTCTTCACCTCGACAAAGCCCTTTTCGCCGACGAGGAGGTCAGGGGAGAACCCGAGGGTGAATCCCCAGCGGTCGTTGGTGATGAAACCGACGCGCTCGCCGACCTCGTAGGCGTCCTCGTAGATGTTGAGCGCCTCGCCCTCGTCGGCCTCACCGCGCAACATGTGCTCCCCGATGTAGGTCGGTTCGACGTACTGGGTGTAGCGCTGTGCAACCAGTTCGTAGAGATGCCCGCGCGATTTGTCGTTGTCGGCGGCCTTGAGTTTCGCCGGGGTGACGATTTTGCACATCTCGCTGGCGGTGAGCAACCCGCAGCGAGCCTGCAGCCATTCGGGGCTGCCCTGCACGAGTTCTTTGTGGATGGTGACGGTCATGATTCTCCTCTGGCACTGATGCGGTTGAGAGCCTGGGCGATGGTTTCGAGCGCCTTGACTTGGCGGGCTTGCAGTTTTTCGGTCTCCGTTTCGTTTGATGGGATGGCGCGGCCGGTGATGCCCTCCCACGAGCCGATGCCCAGCCCGCGGGCGTGGCGCTGTTTGGCCACCTCCTGCTGGGCCACCTGCTTGGCGACGGCGTCGATGACGTCGCAGAGGCCGTCGACGATGTCGTGGGCCAGCACTTCGAAATCCTGCCGGTCGACGAGAGTGCCGCTGCTCAGCGCGGCGTGTGCGCTTTTGCGGTCGAGGGTCATGCTGCACCCCCGTCGACGACGTCGGTGCGGCGCTTGCCCAGGTTTCCGTGCTTGCGCCCCTTCCTCCACCGGCGAATCTCGGCGACGTCGACGAGCCAGTAGAGCACGCGCCCGTGCGGGTCTTTGGTGGGGTCGCTGGGGGCCCCGTGTCGTCGGCACCAGTCGGCGAGGGTGGACGCGGTCACCCCGAGCCTTTCCGCCGCTGCTTGCAAGGTCACATTTCGATTTGCCATTGGTCGTTCTCCTTCGGTCGTGAATCTATCGGCGGGTGGCCCCGGCCTGGCGGTTGCTCACCCAGGTGCGGAGGCCGGTTTCGGACAGCCAGCCCCGGGCGAGCTCGGGGTCGGCGCGCCCATCCTCGAGGATGCGCTGAATCTCGCGCTCGATGCGGGCGGCTCCCATCTCGGGCGTCACCTCCACCCCGTCGACGACGGCGCCGGGCCCGATGAACAGCGCGGCGTCGACGATGGCGCCCAGGCCTGCGAGCAGGTCCCGGCGGCGCATATCCACGCGGTGGCGGTCATTCTTGAGCCCGTCGTGCCACATCTCGGCGGCGAGGTCGTGAGGCAGGACGAGGACGTCGTCGAGGAGTGCGAGAGCTGACGCGGCGGCGGCGCCGACGGGCGGACCCTGCAGGTACAGGCGGCAGCGGTCGATGGCGCGGATGGCACCCGCCGACGTCGCCCAGGTGGTGGCGGCAAACCCGCAGCCAGCCACCGAGGGGAAAGAGCGGTCGATGCGGAGCAGGCCCTTCGGCGAGCGGATGGAGAATCCAGGCGGTGGCGCGCCACCGTTGGCGCGGGCGTGCTGGTGGTGGTTGGTCACGTTGCCTCCTCGTCGGTGATGGTGGGTTCCCCGGGCGTCGGACGCGGGGATGTGATGCGGGCGACGTCGCCGACGACGACGCGGACATCGGGGTGGCGGGCCCGTGCATCGGCCAGCCACAGCATCGCCGCGTCGGCCGTCGTGAGGTTCTCGTGCCGGTTGCCGTTGTCGGTGACGACGGTCCAGCCATCGCGGCCATTGCGCCGCAAGGTGGTCACAGGTCCGCCAGGTAGTCGGCGATTTCGTCGGCGTGGTCCTCTTCGAAGGACGCGAGGACGGCGGGGGAGCCCTTCACCCAGGCGACGAGGTCGACGAGGGACATCCCGTCGAGGACGGCGTCGAGGGCGCTGCCGTCGTCGTCGAGGCGGCGAGAGCGGGCGGGGTCGGGGAGCAGGGCGTCGAAGTCGGGCAGGTCCATCTGGTCTCTCCTGGTCTGGTGAGAAGATTCTACGCACCGCTGCGAAAATAGCAAGCGCCGCGATGATTATTTTTCTCACGGCTTTGCAGCGCCAGATTTCTTGATCGCAGGGTCACACAGTCGACTGCCCGAAACCGGAAACTGTGACCGCGCGCACAAAAAAACGCGCCACCGGGTGAGGGTGGCGCGCTCCGAGACACAGTGACCAGACTGGACGCCCATGGGCCGTCGGTGACGACGTTGCCACCTCGGGGTGGCGTCGTCAACCGTCAGCGGGGCTGAAAGGCAAGCAGTGCCCAGGCCTTTTGCGAGATACCGAGACGTCGACGGATGACGTCTTCGGCCATCCCGCTGGCCCGCAGCTGCTGGATGAACTGGGCCCGTTGCGGCGGGGTGAGGGCGGCGAATGCGGCCTTCATTTGGGCCCCCTGGTTCGCCGCGGCGACTTGGTTGCCCGGGCGGTCCATGAACCCCAGAGCGTTCGGCGTGTCGGTCTTGGCGCGGCGGATGGCCTCCATGGCCTCGGGCGGCATGAGGTCGCCGGCCTGTCGCGCGGCGGGCGCTGCACCCTCGGCGGCGAGCTCGTCCAGGGCGGCGGCGGTCTGCCGGGCGGCGGGGTTGGCTGGCGACTTGGCCACGGCGTCGCGGAACTTGAACTGCCGCAACAGCCCCCGCAGCGCCCCCTCGACGCGCGTGGTGGGCAGCTTCAGCGCCTGGGAGATGGTGGCCAGGTCGGTAGTCCCGAGATCGACCGCCACGCGCTGAATCTCGGCGTCAAGGCCAGTGAGGGCCGGGGTGGAGATGCCACCGGCCGCTGGCGGGGCAGAGGCCGGCGGGGCCACAGGTGCGACCGGGGCGGCCACAGGTGCAGGCACGGCAGGAGCCGCCGGCGGCGCTGCGGCAGCCGGGGCCCGGGCGGCGGGAACGCCGTTCAGCTCCTCGAGGAGTTTGGCCAGCTCGGCCTTCGACAGCTCGGCGACGGGGGCGGTGGTTGCTTCGGCGGCGGCCGGGACAGGCGCCACGGGCTCCTTCCCACCGAGCGCTCGCAGCAATTTGGCCGTCCCGCGGGCCCCACCAGTGACCGCGTTGGAGGTCCCGCCGGTCAATCCACCAACGAGGTCACGGGCGACGGGGCTGGCGTCTACCTTGCCCATCAGCGCTTCCAGGGCGTCGGCACCTTTGCGGGCGAGGGCTTGGCCGGCGGCTTTGGGGCTGGCGACGCGGGCGAGCTGGCGGGCGATGACGGGGCCGACGACGGGGGCAGCCTTCGTCAACACCTTGTTCGCCACCTCCCCGCCGACGACGCCCAGGGCGGCAGCGCCAGCCCCCTCAAGGGACAGCGGGTCGACATCGGAAAGGGCGACGGACCCGGCACCAGCCAGCGCGCGGCGTGCAGCCACACCCTCGGGGGCGAGCGGGAGGGTGGAGAGGACGCCGGTGACGCCGCCGGCCGTGTAGGCCTTGGGGCTGGCCTCGTAGTCGCGCTCCACCTTCTTGCGGCGCGTATCACGCCCGACGGTGTAGCCCTTCTGCATGCGGGTGAGGACGTCGTCGCCCTCATCACTGGCCGACGTCGGGGATGCAGCCTCCAGCCCGCCAGTCAGCAGGCCGGACAGGGTGTCGTCCAGGCCGACGGAGCCCCACCGAGAAAAGCCGGTGGCGAACCCTCGGCCAGCGTCGGCGATGGCTTTGGTCGGCGACGACGGTTGGGCCTCTGGCTCCTCGGGGCCGGCTGGCTCGTTGACCTCCTCGGCGCCATGAGCAGCAGGCCCGGCTGGGTGGTCGGCCTTCTTCGGGGCGGCAGCGGGGGCGTCGACGGCGACAACCCAGCCCTTGGCGAGGGCTGCGGCGAGCTTGTCCTCGGGGACCTTGCCACGCTTGCCGGCCTTCTCGATTGTGACGTCAGCCATTGCTACTCCAGGGTGATGCCGAGTTCATCGGCCTCGGATTCGATGTCGTCGGCGGGAGCGGCGGGGGTGCCACGCAGTCCGGCAATGAGGACGTCCAGACGTGAGCCCGGGTTGCGGCGCTTGGCGTCGAGGAGGGCACGGACGGTGGCCATCTTCGAGCGGATGGCATCGAGGGTGTCCCCGTCGGTGACCTTGAGGTTTTCGGCTGCCTTGTTCTCGCCCTCGCTGGGGGCGTCGCTGCGGAGGGTGCCGAAGATTTGGAGATTCACGGCGTCACGGGTCGAGGCAAAGTCGGTCCACGCCTTGTCGCCGAGCACCTTGGAGATGGCGTTGCGGGCAGGCCCCGAGAGAAACCCGGGCCCAAACCCGCCATCATTGACGACGACGTCGAGGTCCTGCTCCAGCTTCCCGATGTTCTTCGTCATGCTGTCGACGTTGCTCTGCTCCTTGCGCTCGCTCTCCGACGGCGCCAGCGGCTTGTCACCGGCCAGCGTCTGCCGGCCAATGGCAATGTCG